CTAGCTTCTCTATCAGCCATTTTGATTCTAGCTTTTTCTTTTTCAACAGTTAATTGAGTAAGTTCGTCATTTGCTTCCATGATTTTATCGGCATCATTAGATTCAATTGCTTCTTTTAACTTACGTTTTACCTGTTCTCTTTGAGCATCTACTCTCGCATCAAACTCCTTTAGATATTTTTCATCTGTAGAGTCAAACTTAGTTTGAGTATCGTCGTACTTTTTCTGAAGACCTTTTGCAAAATCTAAAGCAGCCTTTTCTCTTCTTTCAGCTTCTCTAAATTTTCTTGTCAGTTTATCTATTCTTTTTTTGACTGACTCAGATACTTGAGTAAGGTCGTCAGGATCTTCTCTTTCTTGTTTTAGTTTAGTTTCTCTTTCGTTTTCGAAAGTCTTATCTTCCGCAGGTTGTTCTTCTGGGATCTCCTGTACATCGACTTCTTCTTTTGGTTTGTCTTTGCTGTGATCCGCATAACCTAAATCAACTTCGCCAACATTTAGATTTGGCTCTTTTGATTCTTCCTTCTGTTGTTCTTCAACTTCGACTTTTGTTTCTTTTACATCGTCTAAATCAAGTTCAACTTCAGGTTGTGTCTTAGCTTGTTCTTGTGCATCAGCCATGATGTTTCCTCCTTAATATAAATGCAGAATATCTTCTGGTTTGCTTATTGTTGCGATGATTTCATCATCGTTCAAAATACGGTGCTCACCATATTTTGTTTTGAATCTAGAACCGGCATATCTGCCGTAGATTACAAATTGACCCTTCTTGCACCAAGGACCTTTTGGAAATTTATCTTTGTCTGCATAACACAGATCACCCATCTCAACGACAAGACCTACAACGGTTGTCATCTGAATAGTTTCAGCAGCAGTATCAGTAAAGATTATTCCACCTTTAGTTTTTTTAGGACCTGAATAAGGTCTTACTAAAAGTCTGTATCCAACAGGTTTTGGTATAAGTTCAAGATATTTTTTAATACCCTCTGGATCCGTGGGTATTGCTGTCTCTTGTGAGTCAGGTGCAGCATCACCTTTTGATTTGACTCCAACTAATTTAGAGTCAGGTGTTATTATCGTCATCGACATTCTCCTCGTTTCTCTGCAGGTCTTTAAGATCCTGTAGCAGCGTTTCATAAGCGCTGAGTTTCCCTCTAGAATACGATAGGTTGTCGATTGTGTCTACATGGTACACCAGATCCTCTTTTGTCTTTTCGATCTGTTTTTTTATGTAGTGTCTTACTGATTGTAGTGTATCTAAATCAAGATTCATTTTTCTCTAAACAAACTTTATTTTTCCCTTTTTCAAGCCCCTTAAAACCATAATATAGGAGCATACTAGCTATTAAGTTCATATCATATAGGGGATAATCGTCGAAAACAAATCTTGTTTTTGGTGCACATCTATTTGCAAACCATACAGCTTCAGTGATCACATCCTTTGTCATATGTGGACCATCGAAGAAAACAAAAGCAAATTTAGAGTCTCTATGCTTTGATATAGTCATAAAATCTACATCAGTCATATTGCACAAAGTAAACTTACCTTGGTTTCTATATGGTTTAAGATCATTTAACATATGATCTCTAGTATCATCAGAATAAGTTGGAGCTACACCTCTTTCATAACCATTCCACTGATAATCTTTTTGTTTATCGAAGTGTTGATATTCTATGTCACCATAAGGATCAACACCCACATGGATATAATTATTAACGAGATTGTCCATAATAACTTTTGACCCATATCCCTTATTAACTCCAATCTCACATGATTTATAACCTTGGCAATCAAATCCTTTAGTCCATCTTTCAAGTAATTCATATTCGTAACTATCTCCACTAATCATGAACTACTTATAACCAATCTGTTTTTTAAATCAACTACTTCTTGCCCTTGAAGATTTGTGTTCCCTTTATACCATATACGGATGCCACGACGAGGATCCAGAGATTTGTGAACCAGCTCGGAAGCTGCGAGAAATATTCGAAGAATAATTTAACCTTGTCCATCGCTGTCGGGTCATCACTCAGGACTGCCCAAGCGAGCACCAACACGGGCGCCGAGAGGATAATCAAAATAAATTCGTCCTTATAATCTGATTGACGGGCCTCTAACAGTTTGCCTTGGTAAGCTTCCTCACCTGCTGCCATCTTTTGTGCATGCATTAGTTGAGCATCCGACATCGCTTGTTTTGTCTTCTGACGGTTTGAGTATATATGCGCTCCCGTCTTTACTGCCATCCCTAATAAGTTGAACCATGCCATAATATTGTTCCTGTCTTCGTTTACATAGATAAGGTAACATCAAATGCAAAATTTTTAAACCCTCTAGCCCTGACACCTTCCATCTGTACGCAGTTTTGTAGTGGTTATCAAATTTTCGCACATAAACATTACCTTTATTGAAGTAATTATAGAATAAATTAACGACATCAGGATCAGTCATTTCGACAGATACTTCTATCTTTCTTCTAACTCTGCCATCTTTGTATAATCCTGCTTTGAAATAACCAAAGGTGCCTTCACCTTCAAATATACCAGAAAGAAAAATTAATTTTTCTTTTTTATTTAAAAATTTAAACATTAACTGCCTTTGGATTACCATTGTATGCTATGGAAACCCTTTCAGGATCTTTGCACCTGACCATATGTTGTAACATCGAATTGAAAACAATCAAGTGTCCTGTTTTTACTTTTACAGTAAAACATTCATTTGTGTATTTATTCCACTCACCTATCATCCAATCTTTTTGTTGACTTAACAAAGATGTTCCTGCAGGATTTAAAAAAATTATTTCACCCTCTTCACAATAAGGATAATAAACAGCAGAAACAATTGCATCATTGTGTGTGTGAGGAATAGTTATATATTTATCGTCAGCAATATTTGACCAAGCTTGAGATAATTCTATTTTAAGATTAGATTGGAATGTTTTTCTATAAAACTCTTCCATCTTTTTTTGTGCAGCGTTATTTAAATCTTCAAACAAAGGATTAGATAAAATATCTTTATCATTCTTATATCCATCTTTGTTAGATGTCTTCTGAACAAATTTAATTAGTTTTTGATTATCTATTTCTTGAATATTGTGAAGACTTATACCTACCGAAAATATATCAAGAAACATTAAAGAAGATCGCTTGTATATCCACCACCTTTAACTAATACAACTTCTGCTTCTTCAATCTCTCCACCTTTTGCTCTTTTTTCTTTAAAAAGATCGCTTTCAATTTCTTTTACTTTATCTGTATCGCCTTTTTCTTTTGCTTCTTCTAATAAGGCCATTAATTGTGATACTCTACTGGGCATTTAGACTCCTACATGTTGGGCAACCCTTTTTGAAAGCTTCATGCTTCCAACAAGGATCTAGTTTGATTATTTTTGATTTATATACTCTTTCTTTGAAAAGTAATGTTTTGATTAAATTATATATCCATCTTAACATTATCTAACTCCTATAAACTTATAACCTTTTACTTGTATGTTGTTATTTCCAGGATAAACATTTTTATTTGTAGGCTCTCTGTGTGGACATGGCATCCCACCTGTACCAAATTTAATTGGTGGTATGCTTGAGTTTGGCCCCTTCTTTGGTGGCGGTCCTGATTTTTTACCTATCGTCATATTCTCTTACCTTTAATAAAATATATAAAACAACAATGGAAAAAGGAACTCCTATGATAAATAAATCTATCATAATAAACTTTTATCCACGTTAGATGATATCACAACTTCACCACCATCGTCATATGCTTGAAAACCAGATAGAAAAGGATTTGTTTTCGAAACTGGTTTTTTTATTTGGGTTATAGGAGTTTTACAAGGTGGATAAGTTCCATCAGGACATAATTGTTGTCCATCTCCTCCACCTGTATTAGGTGTTGTTAATTTAGGTGGTTTAATTAATCCAGCATCTTTCATGTAGTTCACACCTGTTTTACTCATCACATCAAGTGGTTTACCTGTTGCTCTATAAAAATCTCTTGTTGCAGGTAAATCTTTCGGTTTACCAAAAAAAGTTTCACCTTTTGCTTTTTGTGTTCTTGAACGTTTTTGTAATGGATCAAATACTAATTTTTTTGCAAGTTGTAATGTGAAAGGCATGAAAGTACTTTTTGATCCTGTATTTGTAGTTTGATTGCCTGCAGGTGGTGTATTTACTTTGGTAGTTCCTGCACCACCACTTGTATTTGTTACAGGTTCACCATAATATCCAGAACCAGGCTCAAATCTTGAATGTCCTTGGTCAGAGCCTTTGGTTGTAGCAGATGCAGAAGGTGTTTTAAAATCGTCCCTTCCAGCGTCCATTCCTCCGCCTTTGTAACCCTTAATTTTTCTTTTCTTGACCACCGCTTTGTTTCTCCCTATTTAAATCAATTTTTTCTTCTGCGATTCTTATTCTTTCTCCAGCTTGTTCCTCAGCAGATTCTAATTTCATTTTGTCTAGGTCGATTCTTTCTTCAAACTCACCAGCTTTTCTCTCTTCTTGCATCATAGTCTCTTGAGCTTTTCTTTGCATGTCTAAAGCTCTTAAATCAAGTTCTCTTTGTTTCAATGCAACAAGTGGATCTTGTTTTTGACCTTGTTCTTCTGCAGCTAATTGAGTAGTTATCTCTGCAATTCTTTTTGCGACCATTGAATCAAATAATATTTTAAATCCTTGAGGATCCATTTGTGATTGTTGCATCATTTCAGGTGAATTTTGTACCATATCACCAATTTCACCATGAGCTTGTAGAGCTATATGGTCAGATATATGTCCTTGCAATAAAGCATAGACCATTGGATTTATTTGAACCATTCTTGAAGCCATAAATGCTCTGTGAGCAGCAATATGTGATTGATGATCTTGTTCAGGAAACGCTTTTAACATTTGCATCTGTAAAGCTTTAGCATTTTCAGTTGCAGGATCTTCAGGTCGTGGCATTGGCTCAGGTTTTAACAATGCATCGATATGTTTTGTACCTAAAGCTTCATAAACTCTTCTGTATGCCTCTCTTAGGTTGTGCATTTGTGGATTTGACATAGCAATTTTTAAATTTTCGTTTGCTAATGTAACTCTTTGAGCCATACTCATGATATTTGGGTCAGCAACAGGAATTACATCGACTCTATCGTCAAAATCTGCAAGTTTTACAAATCTATCTGCGTTTGTAACAGCGTATGGGTACACAGGAGGTAGATAATCAGCAAAAACTTTTGCTAAAAGTCTAAATTCTTGTCTCATTGCGTAGTAACAACGTTTGTGAATAGCACTCATGACCCTTGAACCACGCTCCAAGAGAGCAATTGTAGTTCCAACAGCCCTATTTTGCTTATCTTCACCCAATTGCATGTCTGCAATCGCTGCAAAACGCTGTCCTGCTTGTACTACAAAGCCTAAAAGTTGAAATAAAGTTGCACTTGGCTCCTTAAAAGGCAAAATTTGGAACTGATCTTTAATATTTCCACCGGGTGCATCCACATCTCTGAACTCTCCAGGCTGAAAAGGTTGATCATCATCACGAATTCTTATACCTCTGGACTTAAATCCTGCAGGTAAGTTCGCTAAAGTACCTGCATCAAGCAATTGTCTTAACGCTTGGGTTGCAGATCGTGATAATCCACCGATCATGTGTATCAAACCAAAGCCATAGAAACCTAAACCAGGTAAAAACTTGTAATGAACAAAGTATTCTTTTCTAGATTCTGTGTCATCGTCTTGATTATAGTTTCTATAGATCGATAAAATTTGTCCTGAGCCTTCGTCGATAGTAACAATGTAAGGTAGTTTTACTTTTTTCTCTGGAGATTCCATTTCAAACTCTTCTAAATTACAATCAACATGCATTTCTAAAATATTATATTGAT